CATATTCTACTGTAGCAGGAACTCTGGCTCTTTCTGATTCAAGTGGGGATAAAATAAAATTTGAAGTTCCTGCAAGTAGTATGTCAGATATTTATATAGGTGAAATGGGTGTTAGATTTAACGGAACTGTTTCTTGTAGCTCTCCAGGTACAGGTGGCATTACCTTATTTTTAGGATAAGTAAATGAGCACCTTCTCTTATTTAAAAGATGATATTATAAATACAATGGAAAATGATTCAACAGAGTTTGCCAATCAAATACCTTACTTTGTTGATAAAGCAGAGATACGTTTAACAAAAGATTTAGATGATGCAGGTTTAAATAACTATGCAGCATTTACCTTTACTGCTTCTAGTCCTGTTGTTTCTCTTCCAGCTAAAACAAGAATAGTACGTAATGTAAACTTTACAACAAGTGCTTCTGTGTTTGGAGAAAAAATTGGTATTGTTCCTTTATTACAAAGACCTTATGAATTTGCTATAGACTATTGGAGCGTACCTACTTCTGTAGGTAAACCAAAATATTATTCAAGAAAAGATAACTCTTCTATATATATTGTACCTACCCCTACTTCTGCATTGTCAGGAGAAATTTCTTATATACGTAGACCACTAGCTTTAGCAAGTGCTACAGGAACAAGTGTAACAACATCTAATTATTATAGTGAGTTTTGTTATAATGCTCTCTTTTATGCTAGTATGATTGAAGCAACAAGGTATGCTAAAAACTGGGATACAGTTCAAGCATGGCAAGGAGATTATGTAAATGCTATTGAAGGCTTACGTAATCAAGCAAGAAGAACTAGACAAGACGATATGGAATCAGCTAACAGTCCTGTTGGAGCACCTAATCCATTACAAAAAGGGAGTAACTAATAATGCCTACTACAGATAAAAAAATAGAAAAACAAATAGATACAATGCAAAAAAAAAGAAGAGTATCTAATTTAAAAAAAGACTCAGAAACACTTTCAAACGCATCTGATTTATTAAGTAAAAGAAAAAAAGAACAGTTAATGAAAAAAGTTAATACATTTAAAATAGCTGACATGGAACTTGGAGCTGATGTAGAAGGAATGTATAAGGAAATAGTTAAAGCTGCTGATAAAGGAAATGAAAAAAAATTTAATAGTTTAATAGAAAAATTTGATAGTAAATTAAGTTCAGCTAGAACAACAGATAAATCTTTTAAAATTTTTGATACAAGAGGTTCTATAAAAGATAAATCTGGTAAACGGGTTGTACCTTCTCAAGTATCAAAAGATATTAGAGAAAAAACTGGTGGAACAAATACTAGAGAAAATATTATAGAAAGAAAGAAAGGTGGTATGACTAAGAAGTATTACTCTAAAGGAAGTACAGCTAAAAAGAAAAGACCTAGAGGTGTAGGTATTGCTTCTAGAGGTTATGGAAAGGCAATGAGATAATGGCATTATCAGAATCAGCAATTAAAAAAAATAAAAAAACTAATAAACGTAAAGCCTTTATTAAAAAGGAAGCTAAAGAAAATGATAGATTTACTATGGGTAAGCTAGTTAATAAAATGGTTACTATGTTTGGTAAAGATCCAGTTAGAACAGCAGCTATGCAAGAAGGTATGGAAGAAAATACTGATAGATCTTTTCCTGGTGGTCCTTTTAATAGACCTGAGATAGGAATGGGTTTATCAAAAGTAAAACCAAATCCTAAAGCACTTAGAGACGCAGGTGTGTCAGGACTACTAAAAGTAAAAAAAAACTCTAAGGGTTCTTCAACTAAAAATAAAAAACCTAAAGGTGTAGGTATTGCTTCTAGAGGTTATGGAAAGGCAATGAGATAATGGTTGCAAAAACTAAAAAGAAAAAACAAACTAAAAACAAAAAAGAAAAAACCATACAACTTGCTAAAGACTGGAATAAACCAGCTATACAGGAATATAACAGAAAATATTTAGAAGATTACTATGATAATCTTCACGACTTCCTGCCAGAAGAAGGGGGTTTTTTAGGTGAAGACGGACCACCAATTCCTATTGACGAGTTTGCTAAAGGTTCTTCAGCTAAAAAGAAAACTAAAAAGAAAAGACCTAGAGGTGTAGGCATAGCTTCCAGAGGTTATGGTAAGGCAATGAAGTAATGGCAATAAGTCGTTTTAATATAAGTAAACAACTAACTCCTAAATTAGGAAATGGTAGAAAATTTAAAAAGCTTACAAAGAAATTAAAAAAGAAAAGGAAAAAATTAAATGGCTAAAACAGAAGATAATAAAAGTGATGCAATTCCTGGACCATATACATTATTAAGGTATCCTGCTAATCTTGAAGAAGTTACAGGTAAACCTACAGGACAAGGTTTTGGTGCAGCTCGTAAAGGACCATCTGTTGTAGGTACTCCACATGATCCTGTATGTGATGTTGAGTATCCTCAAGGAGAATCTTTTGAAACATCTACTAATGATGTTCCAGTAATCTCAGGTTAGGTTAATTATTAATGGCTAATACATCTCGTTTAGCAGCACAGTCAACTAAAGCTTTAGCTAAGTTAGTTAAAAAAGCATTAGAAGATTTAAAAAAATCTTCTGATAAAACTGTATCATCTAAGAAGAATATAAAAAATGCTGAAAAGTTAAATACTTTAGTAGAAAATATGTTAGATCCAGTTGCAGAAGAAGGTATAACTGGGGCAGCAGCTAATAAATTATATAGAGAAGCAGCAGCAGAAGCTTTAAAAAGTGAAAAACAAATTGATCTTCCATTAGGTAGATTAGTAGAGACAAGTGAATTAGGTGCTAGAAGATATGATAAGTTAGGTAGAAGTCGTGAAAAAACTCCTATACAAACTTTAGAAGATATGGTAGAATTTCAAAGAAAAATTAAAGATGATCCTGAACTTAGTAAAGATGAAAGTCTTCCAACTGTTCTGGATTTATTATTAAGAGAAGAAATAGAAAAAAGAGGGGCAAAAGAATTTAAAGATAGTACACGATTGTTTGGTGGTGAACCTAAGTTTATGGATTTAAAAGAAGGGGATCTAGCAAGACAACCATCTCAAACTATAAAAAAGGAAGGTCAAATTGCTAAGAGTATGGAAGCTGTAGATACACCTATTGAATCTGTATTAGGAGGAACTGGCACAGCAGAAGATTTTATTTCAACAGGAAGAGCAACATTAGCAGTAAATGATTTATTAAAAAAAGAACCTAGTTTAGGAAAAAAATATAGTAGAGAATTTTTAGTACAAGAGTATATGAAAAGAAATTCTTCAAACAATGTTTCAAAAAGAAGACAAGGTGTAGGATATATGAAATTTCCTGGAGCTACAAAAGGAGACTCTGCAGTAATTCAAACTACACCAGGTGCAGGAATGCAAAGAGATCCTTTAGGTGGTGGTTATTTAGGAGATAAAAGTGGAGATAAATTTGTAAGAGGACAATTTGCAAGAAGCGAAAGTATACCTACTGTTGATACATTTGATCCTACTTATGGTATGCGTTCAGGAGAAGCAGGACCACCTACAACAGGAGCACTTCAAAGAAATGTACCTTTAGAACCTCAACAATCTATGAGTGGTATGGCATATAGACCACAAGAAATTATGTTACAACCAGCTTCAGAAGGATTATCTATTCCAGGTATTAGAACAGAAGGACCACCTGAATTTTTTAGAGGAACAAAGAAAACAAAACAACTATTAGGAAAACCTTCAAGAGTAGGAACTATTAAAGGTATAGGAGATAATAGAGGACCAGTACTTGAAGGTGATATTCCTGGAGATGTTACACCTGCTCAAATGAGTGTAGCAGCAAAAGCTTTAAGAAACTTAGATGAAAAAGCATTTTTAAGACAACAAGCTGGTGATGCAGAACGTATGGGTGTAGAACCTTTAGCTTTACAAGCTATTGAAGGAGAAAGATCTTTATCAGGTAAACCTTTTTCTATGGGTGATAGAGGACCTCTGCCATGGACAGTAACAACACCTGATGATGTTGCTAAGTTAACACCTGAAAGTAAAATATTATATAAAAGAAACTCTGATCAATTTTTTAATTTAATACGTTATTTTGTACAAGAAGAAGGAATGTCTCAAAGAAATGCAACTGCAGCAGCTAAACAATATATGTTAGGAGAATTATCTGAAACAGCTGCAACTGCACGAACAGCAATGACTAAAACATTTGATGAAGTAGGAGATACAGTTCGACAAGAAAGAACAGCTAGTATGATAGCTCCAGAAGATGAGGGTGGAACATTAGGAGATTCTTTACCACAAGATATACTTGATCAATTAGGTCAAATAGATAGAAAAAAAGGTGGCAAAGTAAAGGCTAAAAAGAAAACTAAAGCTATTCCAAAAATATTAAAGAATAGAAATAGTAAAGGCAAGAAAAAATTAAGTAAACCATTAGGTGTTGGAGCAGCCCAAAGAGGTTGGGGTGCAGTCCGTTCATCTTAAATTAAGGAGTATACTATGAAAGCATTAATATCAAGATTTAAAGAACCATCATCTTATTCTGCTATTGCAGCAGTATTAGCTATGTGTGGTGTTATGATACCAAGTGATTTATGGCAAAGTATTGTTATGATTGGTTGTGGTATCTCAGGTGCTGCAGGATTCTTTATTAAAGAAAAGAAATAAAAATTAATGGCTACACGTAAAAAAAGTAATATGAAAGGCATGACTATAGGAGGTGGTCAGAAAAGACCTACCAAATCTGGTGCTGGACTTACTGCAGCAGGTGTAGCTAAATATCGTAGACAAAATCCTGGCAGTAAATTAAAAACTGCTGTAACAGGTAAAGTAAAAAAAGGTAGCAAAGATGCTAAAAGGAGAAAGAGTTACTGTGCAAGATCTGCAGGACAAATGAAAAAGTTTCCTAAAGCAGCTAAGAATCCTAACTCAAGATTAAGACAAGCAAGAAAGAGATGGAAATGTTAATTGGCTGTTGCTACAAAAAAAGATCCTGCTAAATGGTCAAGAGCTAAAGCTAGAGCTAAAGCTAAGATGGGTGGTAAACATTCTGCAAGAGCTATGCAGTTAGCAGTTAAATATTATAAAGATGCAGGAGGTACGTATGCAGGAACTAAAAAGAAAAGTAATAAACTTTCTAAATGGTCTAAAGAAAAATGGAAAACAAAGTCTGGAAAACCTTCAAGTAAAACAGGTGAAAGATATTTACCAGAAAAAGCTATTAAAGCTTTATCTTCAAAAGAGTATGCATCTACTACTAAAGCTAAAAGAGAAGGTACTAAAAAAGGTAAACAATTTGTTAAGCAACCTAAAAAAATAGCAAAAAAAACAAAAAAGTATAGGACATAAATATGGCAATGAATGTAAAACATTATCTTAAAGATGGTACTCTTCATAAAAGTAAAACTGTACATAAGCATCCTGACGGAACTCTTATGACAGGTAAAGCAATGTCAAAAAAAGCTAAAGTCTTATATCATTATGGAAAACTATCATCTAAAGCTAAACAAAAAGCTAAGACTTACTGGAGTAAATAATGTCAGACACATCAGGTACATATAATTTTAATTTAGATATAGATGAAGTTATTGAAGAAGCTACAGAAATGATTGGTGGTGAACAAACACTTGGACATGAGCCTGCTTCTGCTAGAAGATCTATTAATTTAATGCTAAATGATTGGCAGAATAGAGGAGTTCTTTTATGGTCAGTAGATACAATAGCTGTAACTGCAACTTCAGTTGAAGTGTCTTTAAGTGATGAGATTTTAGATGTGTTAGCTTTAACATATTCAGTTAATGCATCAGCAACTGATATACCTTTAGAAAGAATATCAAGAGAAGAGTATCATAACTTACCTAATAAAACAACTACAGGTAGACCGACACAATATACAGTTACTAGAGGAAGAAAAAATATTGATTTATTTTTATATCCTACTCCAGATACTAATACTGGTATTTTAAATATAGAATTTTTTAAAAGATTACAAGATGTAAATCAATCTGCTGATCAACTTTCAGATGCACCTGTAAGATTTTTACCAGCCTTAACATGTGGTTTATCATATTATTTATCTATGAAAAGAACAGGTATTCCTATAGAAAGAATACAAATGTTAAAACAAAACTATGAAGAAAAATTAGCAGTAGCTTTAGAAGAAGATAGAGAAAGAGCTAGTTTATTAATTAGACCTAAATTAAGGTATATCTAGTGGCAACTAATCGTAATGCAATGGCTATGTGTGATCAATGCAGTTTTGTATATCCCCATAGAGTAATGCAATTAAATAGTTACAGTTTATTAGTTTGTCAAACATGTTTTGATGGTGCATTTGATTTAAAGAATCATCCACAAAATAAAGTAGCAGATGTTAGAGATGATCCAGCAATTAGAGATCCAAGACCTGATAATGGTGGTAGGAACTTAACATGGGCATTAGCTAATATTACATGGAATGATGATGCCGAACCAAACTCAACAACGTGGGATTCAATATGAGCGATTTATCAAATAAATTAATTAATAATACGTATAAAAAATTATTACAAGTAGATACAGCTACTAATGTTGGAGTTGATACTTCTTTAACAAATGTACAAACAGGTGATGGAACTAATACTGCAATTAAAATAGCTACAAGTGCTGTTCAAGTTAATGGTACATTTGGTGTATCTGGTAATGCATCTGTTGTAGGTGATTTACAAATAACAAGTAAAGTATGTGCATCAGCATTCTTTGGAGATGGTTCAGGTTTAACTGGTGTTCCTACATCAGGAGATGTATCTGTATCTACTTTAAGAGTTACAAATAATGCATCTATAGGAGGAACACTTAGTGTTACAGGTGGTGTAGGTTTTAATAGTACTGCAAGAGTATCAGGAGCTGTTTCTATAGGAGGTACTGTTACTATAGGTGGTGCTGTAATGGTATCTGGTGGAGAGATAAAAATTAAAAATGGTGGTGCACAATCTAATATAAAATTATATTGTGAATCAAACAATGCACATTACGCAGCTTTACAAGCTCCTCCACATTCTTCTTTTAATGGTAATATAACAATAACATTACCAGTAAGTACTGCTACATTAGTAGGTACATCTACTACTGATACATTAACAAATAAAACATTTGGTGATAAGGTTGATTTTGATGATGATGTTTGTGTTAGTGGAAATGCTTTTATAGGAGGAACAGCAAGAATAGTAGGAGCTACTTCATTAGAAGGAGCAGTAGTATTAAAAAGTACAGTTACAGCTAC